TTTATAGTTGGTTCTGTGCCATCTCCATCTTTTCTTGGTGTATTCTGTATATTGTTGCCTGTAATTTTAGCAAAAAAAGTTTTACCTTTTGGACTTTTTAGAATAGCTAACCCAGCTTTTGTAAGACCTTTAAAAGCAACACCTCCTGCTAGTAAGATAGGAGCTAAAGGTCCACCAATAACACTACTTAATATAATTGCATCTGCACCAGCTGATAAAGTTTCTAATCCTCCAATAGCTACATCTGTACCACCCTCTAATTTTTGACCCTCTTTAATTTTTGCAATACCACCTGCTATAGTTTCTCCTGTGCTAGGCAGAAATTTTTCTTGTGTTATTACATCTGGAGCAAAACCAAACTGTCGTAATAAATCAACTCCTGGGGCAAACTCTAAAATACCTTGCGAAACAAAAGGTAGAGCAGTCTTCATATCTTTTTTAATTTTTTTAAGACCTTGCACTCTTCTTTGTTCTTGTTCTTGAGGACTTAGTTGTTTAAACTCTTCTCGTCTAGCTTTTCTTGATGATAAACCTTGGGGTATGTTTGTTTGTTTTATATCTTCAGGTTGGAGAGCTGTAATGCCGACTTCATTTTGCATTTTTCCCCTCCATATGCCTATCTAGTTTATCTTCTAATCTTCGTAGATAATCTAAAATTTGATTTAACTCTGTTTTAAAATCATTTCTAGGCAAATAGTCTTCTCTAGTTTTGTTTAATAGTATTTGTAATCTTTTCACTTCTAAAAACATTTTGTTAAAAGCCCAACCAAAAGCTGTGCAAAGAACAGTTAACAAAATATTCCATAACATTATATTGTCCACTATGTTTTCCTATTAGCTATGAGTTGACCTAAATTATCTTGAGGAAATAAACCACCAAACTGTTCTCTATTAATAGAAGCTATACCTCCACCACTAGGAGGAGATACTGGAGCTGATGCAACCATTGCAGGTGTTCCTTGGTTCGTGGGTGGTGTGATATTTATATTGGGTCTTGTAGGTTGTATATTACCTATCTGTTGCTGTGGTGTTTCTTTTGGTGTGTCTGCTTCTGCAACTAATATATCTTCATCAGTCTCTAATTTACTTTGTGGTCTTAACTCTGCTGGTAGTTGTGGTATATCAACATCCCCACCTTTTTCTTGCATTAGTTGATTTCTTATCATTTGTTGTGTCGTGTTACTAATCCAAGGATTTACTTCCATATTAAAAAGAAATTTTTCAGTAGCCTCATTCGCTTCTCTTACATATAAAGACTCAGCTCCTTCTTTAAAAGACTCACTTACAAAAGGTGTTATTCTTCCAACAGTACCAACTAATCCTGCAACTGGTTTAGCTAAATTTAAAAGTAACCCACCCTCAACCATATCGGAAATTAAGGTTGCCATTAAATAACTTGTACCTGATTTGTTTATTTTTTCTTCAGCTTTTATAGTAGGTAAAACTTTATCTTTAAAAACTTCGATGGCATCTAACTCATCTTTAGTAAATAATCTATTAACCAGCTCTTTGCCTTCTCTAAATATTTTATTGTAATTATTAACTATTGAAGTTCTATTTACAACAAGGTCTTTTGTTGGACCTTTACCCATAAATGCTTTTACTAAAATACCATCTTTTAATTTTTTCATAATTTGGTCTTTTGCATTAGCAGGTAAAATAGCCTCTAACTTATTTATTACTGCAACCATTTCACTTGGGTTGTTTAATTTATTATGACCAAAAATACTATTAGCCACTTGTTGAGGAGATAGTCCTTCTGTAGTTATTTTTTCTAATATACTATTAACTTTTTTTTGAGCTAAATTTTTACCTTTAATCTTTCCAGTAAGTTCTAAGTAATCTCTGTATAAGCCAGTAGCCTCACCTAATTGTTTTATAACTTGTTCATCACCAAGCAATAAACCATCATCAATATTTTTAAACACAGCATCATCTAAACCACCTTTTAACAAACCTATAAATCTTTTTTCTTCTTTGTCTGCACTTCTAAATTGTATATTTATATTTTTTTGTATTCTATGTATATCAAGTAAAGTTTTTGCTTTTGGTAATTCATTTAAAATCTGGTTTTTAGCATTTCTTAAAGTAGGCATAATTTTCAAAGTTGCTTCATCAACAGCCTCATCATCTAATCGTTGTATGATTTTTTGAGATAAATCATTAGCTGTTGTGGTATCAACAACTACAGAAGATACACCAGTATCAGGGTCAACAGAATTTTTTACTTTTGTATATAAATCTTGAGACTTCTTTTTTATGCTTTCTGCACCCTCCCTAGCTATAGTGGTTATACCCTCCACTACATCCTGAATAGGTGTTTCACTTTTTAATATGTCATCGCCAGAGCCAAATTTGTTAGCTAAACTATTAGCAATTTTTCTAATAATTTTAAGTTGGTTTTCATCAAAATCGGTTATTATTTCGTTTGCCCTTTTACCTGCGGCTTTACTATATCTTAATAACTCCTCTCTACCTAGTTGAATTATGTCTCCTAATCTTTGTCCAATAGTTAAAGGTATTTCTTCTTTTGCTGCTTCTTCTCCCACTATGTCTGCTTCTTTTAAAATTGTTTGACCTAAAGTTTTTTCTATACCAGGTTTGTATCTTGGATATACTTTTTTTGCAATGTTTAAACCTGCTGTTGTTCCACTCTTAACTGCTTTTCCAAATAAAGAAAAAGTAGGAGGCAATAGTATATCAGTTGCTGTCGATACTGCCCCAACTTTTGCTGCATCCTCTAAAGAATCTTGTAAAGATTTAGCATTTCTTTCTGCTGTTTCTGGTGCAAAAAACTTACTTAATGCCTCAGCCCCTAATTCAGTAGTGCCATATAAAGGTATTCCTGCTACTATTTTGCCACCTAAAGTTTTTACTCTATTCATTAATTTTGTAGGTGCAGCAAATTTTGCTAATTCTGCTACAAAGTCAGAAACATCAGTACGAGAAAACCCTTTTTTATTTACATAAAAAGGTTTACCATTAAAAACCACTATAGGGTTGTTAAATTTATCTACAAAAACACCACCAAATCTATCATCGTCTTTGTAGGCATTTTCTATTACCTCTGCTTTTCCAAAAGCACCTCTAGTAAACATAACTTTAAACTGTTCTGGTATATCATCTATTGTGGCAAACTCCCCTGTCATTTCAGGCATATTAGGAAACTCTATTCCATCATCAATATTTTTTACTTTTGGTTCACTTACTTTTAATTGTTGTACCATAACATATCCTTAATCAAATACTTCTCCACCTTGACCATCATACACAATGTATTCTCCTAAATCCATATCTCCATTTCTAAATATTGGTTCAGCATTTATATCTCTGTTATATACAACATCACCTCTTTTAAGAGTTGCTACCCACGCATTTTCTTCTTCTTGATTAGAGGTTAATCCTTCGTATGTTTTAAATATACCAGGGTCTGCTTCATCAACTGCATTTTCTATTTCTGTTGCTGTTTTACCATCGTATAAAAGGTCTTTTCTAAGTGCAAGAAGCATATTAGCATTTTCTTTAATTTTTTGTAACATATATAAACTTATATAGTTTGCTTTTGGAGTATTACTTAAACTTACTGCTGCCTTCATGTATGCTTTAAATTCCATATCAGATGTAGAACCAGAACCTTTTTCTCTCATTGCAGGTGCAAGAGCAAATGCTGATTTTTGTATCAATTCTTGTGCTGACAAATTTTCTAATTCCTTTGGTGTAGCACCTAATGTTCCTATCGCAAATGCCCTAAAAGGTAACAAAAACTCTTCTACAACACCAGTTTTTACTCCACTAAGTAAAGAATTTAAAACCTTACCAATTCTAGGAGACATACTATTTATTTGACTTATTAAAGCAGTTGAGTCTTTGTTTAACTTTTTAATCTCATCTAATGTACCAATAAATCTTATGTCTTTTAAATCTTTTTCTGGAGCTAAACCTATAAATCCTATTTCTGAACCAGCTCTATCTGGTCTTCTTGCAGATAGCACTAATCCTACTCCACTTTCAAAAACTGGTTTTCCTGCTTTAGCAGGATTAATTATTTTATTGATAACTGCTTCATACCCTTTAATACCTTTTTTAATACCAAAAGTTTCTAAATATTTTTCAGCAGATGCTCTGTCTTTTTGGAAAGTAGGTTGTCCTAGTGGGTCTGTAGTGGTTCCTACTGGTTGTATAGAAACAGTATCTAATGTTTCTCTTACTTGCACACCATCTTTAAATACAACATTTGCTGCCAATTCTTTATTATTTTGTATAACTGGTTGCCCTACTTTTTCTGGGTCTACTATTATTTTTTGTATGCGAGGATTATTAGGGTATAGTTTTTTAGCTTCTTCTTCATTCTCAACATAAAAAAGACCAAACTTTTCAGTTTTTATAGTGCCTTTTCTGTCGGTTGTAACATCCGTAAAAGTATCTGGTGGGTACATCAGTCTAGTTGCTTCATCTAAAGTAAACTGTCTATTCATTTCTGGTGTATACACTTTTCCTTTTATTTCTACTGGACCAGCAGTCGGTTGTAATTTAACACTTTTAAGTCCAGTACCAGTTTCTCTTCTTCTTTGCCCCTCTAGTTCTTTAATACGCAAGGCAACATTACCACTTCCAGCTAAGCCTTGTCCTGCAGTTGCTAAAGTGCTACTAAGTAAAGATTGTCCTCCAGGTGCTTTACCTTGCAACAAAGCAGAAGCCAAAGGCAATAATGTAAGAGCCACTCTTTCATCTCTACTAAATATAGGTTGTGATACTGACTCCATAGGTCTTGTTATCGTAGGAGGTGGAGCTTTTGGTGGAGGTACATTTTGATTATTAAGGTCTCTTGTGTCAGATTGTATTTCTTCTCCTACTTCTCTGTTTTCTAAATCTAAAATATTTTTGTTGTCAGTTGCCATATTAGTCTACTGCATTCATTGGTTTTAATAAATTGTAAGCTGCGTATGCTCCGATACCAGCACCAGCAGCTTGTGATAACGGATTAGCACCAGGTCCTGTTGTTGCAGTTATTTGAGATGCTGTTGTTGGTAATGCTGTCATAATACCTTTTGCAAATTCTACTCTTTGGAATGGTTCTGCCTGTCTTGCGACTTCTGTAGCCCTTGCTGCCTCCAAGCCTTTTTGTGCTATGTCTCTTTGTAACTGTCCTGCTGATAGCTGTTGACTTATATCCTTTTGAGCCATTAACTGTTGTGCTTGTCCTAAAGTTCCAAAAGTACCTGCTTGATTTAAGAGTGCTTCTGTTTGAAATTGTCTTTGTGCTTGAGCTGAAGCTCTTGCTTGTTTAAAAGCATCTGCTTGAGCTGTGCCTATCAATCCTAATCGTAATCTCTCTTCTTCTGCTCTTTCTACTCCTTCTCTTCCTCCACCAAAAGCTCCACTCTCTATTGCTTGTGCTGCTTGTTGGTTTCTTCTTTGTTCACTTTGTCTATTTATTTCATCTATTACATATCGTTGATAAGGGTTCATAAAAGAATCTATTAACCCTCCTTGTTGCGTAATATCTTGCATAGCCACCTGCCCTGCGGCTACTGTGCTACCAACTCCAGCTTGAACTGGTACTGCTCCTATGCCAGTTTGTGTTGCTCTTGTAAAAGCTTGTGATTCCAAAGGTGAAGGACCTGCCACCTGATATGCAGGTATTTCCATAGGTGTTCTTGCTAGTTCTATAGCTTGGTCATATAAAGCAAGTTTTCTAGCCTCTATTTCTGGAGCTTCTCTTGATATAGTTTCTTGTTTGCCTGTACCACTAGGAGCAGGTGCAGGTGCAGGAGATGAGCCACCACCACCAAAAAAACCTCGTAGTCCTGTTTTAGGATTTACTTTTCCTGCCCCACCCAACTCTTTTAAAAGTTTTGCTTCATAAGGATTTATATGAGCAAGTTCTGTATCTTCATATTCACCTTGACTTGAGATATCGCAATATAGTGTTTCATATAGCCATATCTTAAATTTGTTTGGTAGTAGTTTAACTATCCATTTCATAAAAAATTCCTTTATCTTCAAACTCTAAATTTTTTTTGTTTTTAATTATTTTAGACCAACCTTTTCTTCCTATAATTTCCAAACCTTTGCAACCATTAGCTATTGCTTGTTTTTTAAAAAAAGTTTCTATTTCTTTAATGTATTTAATAACAGCTTCGCCACCACAAAATAAAATAGATAATACCTTTTTATTAGGGTAAATGGTAACTTGAGTTACAAATACACTTAACAAAATATCACCATAAATTACACCCCATAAACTCATTTGTTTTGATTTGATACAGTTAAATGTTGTCTCAAGTGTATGTCTTCCGTTACTTAACTCTATCGCCTCTTTTATTCTTACAGAAGCTTCATCCCAATAAATATCGACATCTAAAGGAATTATGTTCATCATTGTGTGATGTCATAAACCCTTTTTAATTGGTCTTGTTGTTTATAAAAAAACTTAGCTCCCATTCTACGCATCTCCTTAAAATCATCAGGATTTGCACCTTCCATTATTCCTGCACCTAATACTGCATCAGCTCTGCTAACAAATTCACCATCAGCTAATTGTGCTAACATTGTGTCTTCATCTTTGTTTCCGTTGCCACTACCATCTTCAACATACCCAGTAGCTCTCACATAATTATTAAAATCCTTTTCATCGTGGTCAGTTTTACTTGGTAAAAAATTCACACCACCTTCTCTAAATCTTTTTATCTCAGCTAACCCACCTTCTTTCGCAGTATACATAGGGTTTTGTTCAAAATCATACACACTTTGTTGAGCTGGGTCTGGTGCATAAGTTGCCCTTTGAGTAATACCTTGTAAATTTTGTGTTGCTTGGTCATAAGCTTGAGGGGCAACACCCTTAAAATCAGTTACAAATTGTTGTCCTGACATATCTACTGGTGCTGGTTTTGGGGCTGCCATTGCTGAAAATAAAGTTCCTGCTCCGACACCACTTCCTATAGCACCAGCAGTTCCTAATGCTTTAATATTTAACAGTCCACCTGGAGTACCTGTTCCAAAAGCTCCAGTAAGAGTTTTACCTCCGATTCCACCACCAGCTAATCCATAACCACTTAACGCACCTATACCACCTGCGATAAGTGAGTCTCGATTACTTGCTCCACTTGCTTTCGCTAATAGAAAACTTCCAACTCCAGCGGCTATTGGTATTAGTGCAGGTACTCCCATAAATTTCTCCTAATATATATTATTAGGTTTATTTTACTATTTCTTAGACGAAGTATCAAGACTATGGGGTATCATTTCGTCAATTAAACGACCAGTAAACTGATAATCTCCTATGTGTGTGATGTATTCAGTAACAAGAGCATAACATTTACCCCCTATCTTGCTCCACAATCTTGAGAAAGCAAAGTCCTCTCCATAGTATCTTTTTTTCTCCTCATCGTAATAAGTATCAAAAAAGTTATACAGATTAGGTTTTAATTTTTTTTCTCCGTCTACTACTGTTTCTTGATTTATCTTCATATGACCATAATGTTGTATCATCTTATCTATAACAGACCTTTTCATCATGAGACATCCAGTAGGAGTAAAAGATAATTCTATCATTTCATTTACAACTTCAATGTCGTTTTCTTCATCTTTTATTCTTACTGGAAACATATTGCCTCCAGTCGATGCTTGTAGTTCTGACATAGTAGGTATATCTTTGTGTTTAGCAAACAGTTTGTCCCATTGAATTATTTTCATAGGATATGGAATACTCAACAGTTCCACATTTTTTTCTAACATTTTCATTATAGATAATGGATTAAATAAAATATCACTATCTATAAATAATAAATGAGTGCAATCAGTATTCATAAAATCAGCTACACACAAATTCCTCCCTTGCGTAACTAAACTTGATTTCATAGTTTGTAAATAAAAATCAATTTTATGTTGTTGACATAGACTTTGTAATTTAATTACAGATTGCAAATAATGTATTGTTACATTGTTATGGACTGGTGTTGCAACAAACAGTTTAATTTTTTTAGTTTGCATATTTAAGACTTCACTATTACTTGCCATTTGAGATTCCTTTTAAAAATGTTGTCCACTCTAAAGACTTCTTTTCCCAACTATAAAATTTTTTTACAAAGTTTTGTTGCATTTGAAGATGCTCAAATACTTGTGGTTCGTGAATCGTTTCAACAGCTATTCTTATTGCGTGTGCAAAAGCAGTAGCTAAAGACCTATAATTATTATCGTAGGTAACATACACAGGAAACTCAGAGCAAGTTTCATACAATGCTCCATAATTAGTAACAATACAATACAATCCACCAGCCATAGCTTCGAGTGCTGAGTTGCAACTAGTCTCTTCCCAAATACTAGGGTAAGCAAACATATGATAACG